TGGAACGGCGCGAAGCCCTGGAGCAAGTCGATGGTCGTGGTCGCGTCGCTGTTGCCCTCGTGCTTCGCGCCGTTCCAGTTCACGGTGTTATCTTGGCGACCGTTGCCCGGGCTCACGCGAAAGCGCATCCCGGCCGTCGGCGACGCCGGTGCCGTCGCGAGCGAGGCCGCGGGGTTCAGCAGCACGTAGTGGTCTCCGTGCTGCATGGCGACGCTGGTGCCGGTGACCCGCACCAGGCGCAGCGGCGAGTGCTCCCAGGAGGCCGTCGCGCCATCGGTGCGCAGCACCTTGCCGGCATTGCCGCCCTGACCGGGCAGGCTCACGGCGAACGTGCGCTGCGCCACGAAATCGGTCGTCGCGATGCGCGTGCTGGCATCGTCAGTCGGCGGCGTCGGCGCCGTCGGCGCGCCGGTGAGCGCCGGGCTCGCGATCGGGGCCTTCAGCGCCAGCTCGGCGTCCTGCTGGTCATCCTTGGCGTCGACGCTGTCGAAACCCTGCTGGATGAGCGTGAGCTCCTGCTCGATAGGATCCGAGCGTATGAACGCGCCCGGCATCACATCGAAGACCCTCGTGTAGTGCGGATTGCTCATCGCTCGATGTTCCTCGGGATGTAGTGGACCGTCAGCCCGATGATCTCGACTGGCAACTCGAAGTCACTGCGCCCGCCGAGGAGCAACGACATGTTGGTGCCGACGCCGTAGTGGCGCTGCTTCACGATCGACGCGAACGGCGAGTCCCACGCGACCTCCTCGTACACGCTGACGTCCCACAGACCGCCGGTCTGCGAGACCTCGTTGAGCGACACAGGCGTCGAGGCGATAGGCGTCGCATCGGTGCCGTAGATGCCGTACGAGAAGTCGCTCATGACGCGCACAGTCGCCGCCGACTGGCCGCGGACCTCGATGTCCACGCCACGGAACGCCTTGCGCAGCGTGGGCATGCCCATCGACAGGAACGAGGTGCGCAGGAACCACTCGATGTTCTGCCCGTCCATCGAGCGGCAGTCGCGGATCTCGTAGACGTAGCCGTTGTCGCCGCCGAAGAACATGCACGCCTCGCCGGCGATCTCGCCGTCGGCAGCCACGTTGACCGTATGCAGCAGCCGGGTCACGGTCCACGCCCAGCGTCCGCGGCCCATCGGCGACCCGACGAAGCCGGTGCCGTCAGCGAGGAACACGCGATAGCGGCCGCGCTTGCGGTCGAGCATCGACGCCGAAGGCGTGATGCCGGTGACGAGCCGGCGGATCGGATCGCTGGCGTTGCCGGGCGTGAAGTTGCCGAACACGTCGCTCGGCGCCAGCGCGCGGATGCCCTCCGTGTCGACCGTGATGACCGAGCCCATCTGCTGCATCGAGTACGGCATCGCGCCGGCGTCCTGCGCGAGCATGATCAGCTGCCAGTTGCCGGCGCTGCTGCCGTACACGATGTGCGCGCTGTTCTTGCTCAGCACCATCAGCGCGGCCGACTGCTCGGTGCCGGCGACCGACAGGATCTCGTTGATCGTGTCCCCCGCGGCAATGGCCGACGCGCCGCCGAGCACGGTCCACTTGTACTGCTCTCCGATCGCAGAGTGCTGCAGGTTCGTGCCGTGCGAGACGAACAGGTGGTTGCGGTGCGCCTCGATGCAGGTCGCCTTCGGGGTCGTGACGCCGGTGTTGATCGGGACGATGATGCCGTCCTGCCCGATCTCGACCGGACTGTTCACGCCGTCGGCGCCGTACAGGCGCAGCGTCGACTCGCCGCCGGAGAAGTTGTGCGCGATGAAACGCCACCGCCCACCGCCAAGCAGCCCGATCGGCGTTGACGCACCGGCAAGCGTGACGGTCTTGCCGTCGGCGGTCGCGGTCGCAGCCGTGAACTCGCCGCCGGACGGCGCCGAGATGATCAGCCGGCCAGAGATGGCGCCGGTGCCCCAGATCCCGGACTCGAGCACGACGCGCTTGATGGTCGCCGTTCGCGTCGGCGTGGTCTGCGAAACAGTCGATCCTTCGGCAATCTGGGCGATCGACGTGGCCGTGAACGACACCTCGCGGTCAAACGTCAGCGCCTGCCAGCCGCTCGGGGTCGCCTTGTAGACCGTGGCGCCGCCGCCGATGAGGTCGTCGCGCACCGCGTGCAGCACGCCGTTGAGGATGCCGAGGCCGCGGATCGCCCCCTGACCTGGGACCGCCTGGATCAGCGCGCGCTGCGCCTCGATCGCGGCCTTCTGCCGCACCTCGAAGTCGACCATGCCGGCCACGCCGCGCTGGACGGTCCCGTCGACCTGCGCGAACGTGACCGCGCTCTTCTGCAGGTTCTGGTCGTCGGTGATCGTGCCTGCGAGACTGCGGACGGCAATGTGCCCCGCGGCGTCGCCGCCAGCCCAGGTGCCGGAGTCGACGACGACGGCTAGCACGACGCCGGTGCCGGTCGTTGTCGTCACCGTGTCGCCAGGGGCCACACCGGCACCGCCACTGCTACCGCCGTCGAACGGAATCTCGTGGTACACCGCCTCGCTCGGGCGCCCACGGCCATCGTAGCGCTCGTAGCCGGGGAACCTCTCCATGCCCCCGTCGACGCGCTGCTCGACGTTCTCGGCGCCCAGCAGCGTGCCGGGCGTGGCCTGCGCCAGCGGGGTCGTGATGTCGAGTCCGCCGACGAGGCGCACGTACTGCTGGCGAAGCGTGTTCGCCGGCATGCTGCTGAGCAAGGTGCGCGAGCTCACGCCAGCGGCTCCCCCATCTCGAACGACGGGCCGTGCTCGGCCGCGAGCCGCTGCATGATCAGGTTGTACTCGCGGTTGGCCGTTGCATAGCGCGAGCCCGCCTCGTCGAACGCGGCGATGCGCAGGAGCGCCAACCACACGATCGCCATGTGGTACTGCACCGGGAGCGCGGGAACGTCGGTGTCCTGCGTGAAAGGCACCGGGTTGGCGTAGCGCTCGACGCTCAGCTGCACGTCGCCGGCAGGAGCGATCGAGTTCACGACGATCGCCGTGTCGGGCCGCACACTCCACACCGTGGGAGTGCCCTCCCCGTAACCGACGTCCTCGAAGATGTCGCTGAACTGGCGCCAGTTCGAGTAGGCCAGGCGGCCCTGGTTCGGTGCCGCCTTCATGCTGTCGATCACGTAACGCGACGCCGGCACGCCGGTGGCCGCCGTGACGCTCTGCCCCGCCGGCAGCACGATCGTCGCGCGCTCCCACATCCAGTCCCAGTGCGACATCGTCTGGATGTCGATCCAGGCCTCGTCGATGCGGTCGAAGAGCTCCTTCGTCTGGCCCGTGGCGCCGGCACTCGTCACCGGGCCGGTGCCGGAAAAGCCGCTTTCTTGGCGGAGTCGTTGGGCCAGCTGCAGCCGGTTCATCGAAGAGCTCCCGTCGGGTAGCGACCCGCGTTAATCCGGTTGAGAATCGAACGCTTCGACATGCCGAGCAACTCGGCCCACTGCGCCGCGGTGAGCTCTCGCCCCCTCTCGTCAGTGTAGGTCGGAGCGCGCTCGAGCGCCCGGGCGCGCAGCATCTCAACCGTGCTCGGCCGGAGCCGCCGGCCTTTGAGCGCCACCGCCAGCCGGCGGATCTGGTCCTTCACGGCGTCGCTGCGCTTGCGCCCTTCGGAGATGCGCCGGCGCGCCTGCTCGGAGTGCCGGTACCCCGTCGTCCCTTCGCCGCCGAGTGTCAGGTTCACGAGCGGGGCGTCCAGGTCCTGGAAACACGCGATCAGGAGCTTCTCGTGCTCGAGCGCCTGCGCCTCGTCGTCCCAGTGCGCCAGGATCTCGACCACGCGCCCGTGCTTGCGCGCGACGCGGCGCCACCACAGGCTGCGGGACTCCATGCGGTACGCGCGCGTGCCGGCGCCCTTACCCACGTAGAACACCTCCCCGTCATCGGCGCGACGGTGCAGATACGTGTAGAAGATCCCCGGCACGGCAGCCAGCCTGTCCTCCTCAGCTGCGCTGAGCGAGGATGTTGGCGAGCCAAGCCGGGCCCTTGGGGTCCGGGTCCTCGAGCACCACGAACGGGTACGCCTGGCCGGTGTGCGCGCGCAGGTGCGCCATCGTGATCTCGCCGGTGGGCGAGGGCGTG